AACAGCATCCACTTCATGGCACCTGTCTGATTCGGCATTCCCTCGACTCTCATAGCACCTGACACACTGGCGTCCGCCGCCGTGCTGCCGGAAGTGGTGCCAGACCACAGCAGCGTATGCGACGAGTTGTTCACCAGACCGGGATTCGCACCAACCACGAATCCCGTCTGATACTGACCGCCCGTCCAGGTGCCAATCTTGTTGATGGTGCCGAAGGAGAAGTGTCGATACAGGCCAGGGCTGTATTCCAGGACGACATGGATGTACTTGGTCGTGCCGTCCGTGAAGAAGTGGTAGGCGGTGTACGGCCCGTTGCCCACGGTGATGCGGCGTCCCGAGGAGATGGCCGCGTTGTACGGCGCGCTGGCGTCCACAGTACCACAGCCATCATCTCCGGTATGGTTGCCGGGGGCCGTGCCAGTGCTGGTGAACGCAGTGGACTGGAAGCACGCGATGGCTGCGTTGTTGTCCCATCGCCACTGTACGAACACGCTGCCGTTGTTCATCGCCAGCCAGTCGTTGGTCGTGGACATGATGTCCACCGTCCAGCCCTGGGCGGCGGCGAAGACCGAGAGTGCGTTCATCAGGTCTTCTTGCGAAGTTGCCGTGCCGGTTTGATACGCCATTGATTAGTCCTCTCGCAGTGCCCACAGTGCCCAGTTGTCGGCGCGGACGCCCTCCTGGAAAGTCGTGAACCGCTGCGTGCCGTCGCTGAATCGAGACTCTGCTGTGATGACGCCCGCCGTGTCAAACCAGTACGCCCCGTCAATCTCCCCGTACACGCCGATAGGGGTGTTTCCGCTGGACGCGATGATCGTGGCGGGGATACGAATGACATAATCCCCGCCGCTCTGGGTGGTGCGAAGCAACCGATTCGACTGAGTGCCGGGGCTGCCTGAGTTGGGGCAGAACGATTGGAAGAAGATGGTGGTGCTACTGTACCAATCATCGCCGGTCTGAAGTGTCACACCGTTGAGACGACCAGTCGGAACAACTGCCAGTCCGGTCGTGGAAGCCGTGCGAGGCGACCCGTCCGTGCCGTTGAAGCAGGACTGCCACACACCACTCGGGTCGCGCAGCAAGCCAGGGCCAACGTCGGAAGTCGAATCGCGGATCGGGTCCACAACGCCAGACGTTGAGATGACGCCGGTGCCAGGGACGCGGAAGCGTTCGGTGGTCGTGCCCGCGATGTAGATGGGGTAGGGCCATTCCCCGCCAGTCGCATACGGGTTCAGGAAGCCCATATGGAACGACGAGTAGCAGGTGCCGGTCTTACCCACGCCGAGGATGCGCCGGGGGGTGACACTGACCCACCACGTTATCGTGGAGTTCAGCAGCAGGACGTAAGCGCCGCCCAGGTCGGGTCCGCTGGACTGCGTGTCCAGGCCGGGCGACCGCCCTGGCTGGTTCTCGTAGGAGAGTGCCGAGTCGAAGCCGGTGAATCCGTTCAGGCACCAGTTGCGAGCGGCGGAGCCAGCGTCGAAGAACGAGCGGTAGCCGACGAAGATTTCGTCGCTGCCCGAGCCGGAACCTTCAAGGATGATCTCGACTTCACCCGTGCCATAGGTCACGTTCAGCGTGCAGCCGGTCCCGGTGCCGCCGGTAGTGCTGGCCGCGTTGCTCGGCGTGGTCGTGTAGTTGCCAGGGTCGATGAGGGCAACCGTGCCGACCACGCCGCCGGGGGCCGTCACGACGCGGAAGGTGGCCGCGTGACCGAAGGTGCCGCCGCTCACGGTGAGCGTGTCGTTCACCGTGTACCCCGTGCCGCCCGCCGCGACGGTGGCAGACTGGGCAGCGCTGGGGCAGCCGACCGCACGCCGTCGCGTCCACCCATTGGTGCCGAACGTGAGGTCGAACGTCGCCGAGGAGCCGGTGCCCCCTGTGACACTCACGGGGTCGCTGGGCGCGGTGGTGTACAGTCCGGCGTTACGGATGCGGACAGAGCCGATGACGCCGCCGGGGGCCGTCAGGACTTCCAGCGTGGCCGGGATCACCGACGTACCGCCGGAGACGGTCAGGATGTCCCCGACCGTGTACCCCGTGCCGCCGGAGTTGATGACATCCACGGAATGGAGCGACGTGCCGATAGCGATGCGGGACAGCATGTCCGCAAACGTCTTGTAGTTGGTGCTCGTGCCGAAGACGTATGCCATGAGGATTATCCCTGTCCCAAGGCCCGGTTGACCGCGCCCTTGTTCTTGCCGATGACGTTGACGATGACCTGGGCGTTCGCCGGGTCGTTCAGTGCCGCCGTGACCATGTTCGGATCAAGGACGTTCACCACAGAGATATTAGTCTGGGGAGCGGCAGCGGGCGAGGCCCCATTCGGGATGATCGTGCCGGACTGGTTGGGCTGGAAGATTTCCGGTCCACGCTCGCCCACGAGGTAGGACGACCCCGCCGCGACCGGCCCGCCATCGGCGCGGGCACCGGCCAGGGCCGTGATAACGCCGCCGAAGGCCCCAGAGGTGCCGCCGGAGAAGGCGTTGAACAGGGCCAGGACAGCCTGCCGAGCCAGGAGCCGGGTGATGTCAGCCAGGATGCTGTCCACGAAGCCAGAGAAGTTGAACTCGCCGGTCTGGACGAACTGCACCAGTGCATCCTCGGCAGAGGAGAAGGCGTTGGTCATCGCCTGCTCGATGCCGCCTGCGACATCGCTGACCTTCAGGTAGAGGTTGTCCAGGCCGTTCTCGAAGCCAGCGATGAGCGAGGGATCACCCTGGCGGCTGTTGATCCGCTGCTGGGCCATCTCACGCTCGATGCCGCGACGACGGTTCGGGTCCGACTCAGCGTTGCGGAGCCGTTCGAGATCAGCGATCCGCTGAAGCGTAGCCGCTCGATCCCCAAAGATGCCGTTGAGAATCTGTTCATCCTGCTGGCGCTGCTGGACTTCCGTGCGGAGAGCACGCAGCGTCTCCAACTGAGTCTGGTCGATCTCCACGCCCGCCTGCTTGTAGGCGTTCGTCAGTCGCAGAAGATCAGCCTCAACCTCGCGCTCATCAGTGGAGAGCGTGAGGAGGCGAAGTTGATCCTCCAAGTCCTGCGTGTACTGCTGAACCTGCTGCTCCAACTGATTCCGAATCTTCAACTCCTCATTGCCACGGATCAGCGCCTCAACAGTCTCGCGCTGCGTGTCGCTGAGAACAATGCCGTCTTCCTTCAACTTCTGGTTCAACTTGATGATGGCCTGCTTCTGGTTGAACTCCAACTGCCCCTTCACCTGCCCAAGGGAAAGCAGTTCGCGCTCGGCCCCCAACTGACGGTTCAGGGCCTCGAACTCGATGTCAGCCTTGGAACGGCCCGCACCGCCAGAACCGGCGACGGTTCCGCCCAGGTTGGCGGCGGCAGCCTCACGCTCCCGGCGCTCGCGCCGCTGGTCGGCCTTGCGGAGCACGTCATCCACGAAGTCACGCGCACCCGTGGCGGACTCGAAGCCCTCCACGAAGGCGTTGCCGACTTCCTCGCCGACATCCTGGAACGGCGTCTCATCGACGCGACCAAGGTTCAGTTCGACCAACTTCCCGAAGTCCACGCGAGTGAGGATGTCACCCTGACCAAGGAAGTTGCTCGCCTCATTCGCAAGGTCGATCAGGACATTCACCGAGTCGGCAACGGCCTGGATGGACTTGTTGATGCCCGCGATGATGGTGTTCACCACCGCCTCGATCACCACGGCAGCGCCGTTGATGACCCGCTCGCCGATACCCTTCAGGTTGTTGAAGATCGTGGCCCAGAACGTGAAGATGGCCTGCCCCGCCCCGGTGAAGAGGCCGGTCACGGTGTCGATGAACGCACCCACGAAACGCAGCAGGTCGCGGAAGGAGAACTTCGCATCCTCCAAGCGAACGCCAAAGGCTTCGTAGATCAGGTCGCCAGCAGTTTCCAGCAGCGAACTGAACTCCTCGAAGAAGGCGATGGCGATGTCCCCGACATCAGCGATGCCGTCAGCGATGGACAGGATGGCCTTGGCGAAAGCGTTGCTCGCACCCGTGGCCTTGTTGAACTCACCGACCGCGTTCAGAATCTCGTTCTGAAGCACGGTGAACGCCTGACCGATGGTCGGCTGGACGCGGGCGAACTGGGCGGCGATCTCCGGCGCAGCCCTCTGGAAGGCACGCACGATCTGCTCGCTGGTGATCTGACCCTCGGCAGCCAACTTGCGGAGAGCGGCGCGGTCCACGTCAAACTGCTTGGCGATGATGTCCGCGACGAAGGGCAACTGCTCCAACACCGAGCGGAGTTCGTCACCGCGCAGGGTGCCGGACGCAAGGCCCTGGCTCAACTGAATGATGGCGTTCGACGCTTCGCGGGCACCGGCACCCGACAGCACCACCGCCTGATTCAGGGCGCGCGTCACGTCCAACACTTCCTGCTGGGTCAGACCCAACTGACGAGTGTTGAACGCAAGGCGGGCGTACAGTTCCGTCGTGTCCTGAAGACTCGTGTACGTCTGGTTGGAGATGTCCAGCAGTTCACGGGTGACGGCCACCTGCTCCTGCTGCGAGGACGTGACCAACTTGATTCGGTTCTGAAGCGTGGTGTAGGTGTTCGAGAGTTGGATGTACTCACGCACCGCAACGCCTACGCCGACAGCGGCGATGGCCGTCTTCAGCAGGCCAAGAGCCTTCTCGCCAGCGGACGCGGCGGACGCCATGCCACGGATGTTCGTCGCAGCCTGCTTGCTGCCACGTTCCTCAATGACGATGCGGATGGTCTGGGTCGTTGCCATTAGATGTTCAGCCTCAGACCATTCAGGGTTCGGATACCCGTCATCACTGCCGTCTCAACGAACAGTGCGGGGGCTTGCTTGGACGTACCGGCGTTCAGCAGGCCGATATGGTCCACGTTGTTCTGGATGATGAGCGTCTGCCCAGGTTGGCGGGCGGCGATAGCACCGAGAGCGCGCTGCTTGGCCCCCTGTGCGTTCGCCGTCTCCGAGATGCCGCGACCGTTGGCCTGGGAGAACTTCGGGTAGGGAGTGTAGGGTGCGATGGTGCCACGCATGGGAACGCCGAGGGACACGAGCCAGTTGCTCCGCGCCTCGCCGGTATCGACCGGCGTGTTGTCGATGAGACTGAAGGTGATGGCCCTTCCAGCCGCCTTGACAATGGCATCAACCGCACGGGGCATGGTGTCCGCCGTGCGGTTCATGTTGCGGGCAAACTGGCTAAGACTTATCGCCAATCCTCTTGCGTCCCTTCTCGGCCTTCTTGGTTTCCAACTTGCTCGACTCGTTGGAGTGGGCGATGTAGGCCCTGTCCATCGCTCGTATCAAGTATAGGAGATCGGCCCGGTCGGGACCATCCATGCCCTCCATGTCGGCGTACTGCATGATGGCGGTCCAGGGAATCGGGCCGACACCCATGCCGAACGGACGGCAGGTGGAGAGTTCACAGAAGGCCGCGTAGATCGGCGATAGCCCCGGCCAGAGCACCGGGGCGCTCGCCAACCACTGTGGCAGCGGACGGCCTTGGGAGTAGCACTGATCGAGAACCTGGCGCTCCTTGGTCGGTTTGCCAAGCCCCTCGCTCTGCTGCCACTTCAGAGCGTAGATCAGGCACTCGTTCAGTTTCCCGAGGCGGCTTCCAGGACGGCGACGCGGTAGCGGGAGAACTTCTTGGCCTCCTCCTCAGCGTGCTCGTAGAGTTCCGGGAACTCCGCGAAGAGGGCGATCCCGCCATCCACGGTGTACTGGACCGGGTTGCCGTTCTTGGACGGACCCTTCCAGTCGGTGACGATCTGCTCGCAGAAGAGGCGGCGCAGCACCTCCTTCACCTCGGCCTCGACCTTCTTGGGAAGGTCTTTGCCCTGGTAACGGACCAGCAGGGACTCGTAGGGGTCCAGCGCCGTGCGCAGGGCCTCCTTGTACCGGGCATTCTGCCCAGCGTTCATCAGCGAGAGGCGAAGGCTGATCTCCTGACCGCCGGGAAGGACGAACTCCGTCCAGACGCCTTCGGAGACAGCGTTGGGGTCGATCTTGGTCTTGCCGAGTTCCATGAACAGATGCTCCTCTGACAGGGTGATAGGAGCCAGGGTCTACACAGACCCCGGCCCGCTCACCAGGTTTCGTACACGTCGGGCTTAGCCCGCGAGATTCGGGAGGTAGTCGTAGAACACGATCATCAGCGTGTGGTTCAGCGTCGAAGCGATCTTCGCCGCCGTCGCCGCGTTCGATTCCAGAGGAATCTTGATCGGCTGATCCTGCTCCACGTTCAGACGGCCACCGCCCAGGGCGATCAGGGGCACGTCCAGCGCGATGCCGGAGTTGTCCTTGACCTGGATGATGTCCAGGCTGATGTCAGCGTTGTTCTGCACGGCCTGGACAGCGGCGACGTTGCCGAAGTAGGCGGTGATGTCACCACCCACCTCGAACGTACCGGCGGTGATCTCGAACGCTCCCAGGACGCCGATGGCGTTGTTCGGGGAGTTGTTGTTGTTGATCGTGACGCTGATCTCTTCGGAGTAGGTGAACAGCGGCGTCGTGAACGCACTGGTCGCCGACACAGGACGCAGGGAGACGCGGCTGATGTCCGAAGACGTATTGAACGCAGAAGCCTCGGGCGCGGCAACAAGCACGACGCCGCCGACCTTGGACAGGAGCGTGCCGGTCACGGCCTCGTCAATCGCTTCGGCGCTGAGGCCGATGAAGGACAGGTCGCAGGTCAACTTGTCGGCGGCGGAGTAGTTGAAGGAGAACTCATTGGGCACCGCACCCCGGACGTACTCGGCCTGCTCCAACGTGGGCTGAGCCGGGTCGCTCACACCCAGGCGACGTTCGAGGCGATACGAACGCCGAACGATGTCCGTGCCGATCTCGTTCTTCAGAACGCGGCCCTTGAAAATCTGGATGGTCTTCGTGGCACCGGCGTCCGTCACCATGAGGGCGCTGGTCTTGTCGAAGGTGATTCGCGTCGCGGTCACGCTGCGAACGCGGGCGAAGCCGTTGTTCGCGGCGGTGGCGAACTGCGTGGCAGCCGAGTCGCCGCCGATGAACACGAACTCGCCGGGGAGAAGGCCGAGTTGCGTGAAGTCCTTCGAGCCGCTGGCGCGATTGAGGTACGGGAACTCGCTGCCGCTGTTGACGATCTCGACTTCGCCGCTGCCGAACTGGA